CAACAAGCGGCGCTCCAAGGCGCTGCATCTGCTCTCCGTCCGCCAGGTGGTGGCCGAGCAGGGCGCCGTGCAGGACGTGGACAAGGCGCGGCGCGAGGTGGCCCGGCCGGACGGCTACGTCGAGGTCATGCCGGGCCTGAAGTTCGAGATCGAGCAGTCGGCCGACCTCGCCACCGGGCAGTTCCAGTTGCTGCAGCACGCCACGGCGGAAATGCAACTCTCTGGCCCCAATGCCGCGCTGTCCGGCACTGATCCACGCGAGTTGTCGGGTCGTGCCATCCTCGCTCAGCAGGCGGGCGGCCAGGCGCAGAACGAGCCGCTGGCCGATGCGCTGCGCTACTGGTCGCGGCGGCTCTACGAAAGCTGCTGGATGGCCGCGCGGGAGTATTGGTCCGGCGGCAAGTGGGTGCGGATCACGGACGAACTCAATGGCACGACATGGGTCGGCATCAACCGGCCGATCCGGGTCATGGACAAGCTGGCGGCGATGCCGGAGCAGATGCGGATGCAGATGATGCAGCGCATGCAGCTGCAGCCCGACGATCCGCGGCTGCAGCAGGTTGTCGGCATCGAGAACGATATCACCGACCTCGACGTGGACATCACTATCGAGGAAGGCATCGACATTCCGAGCCTCCAGGCCGAGCAATTTGCCACATTGGTGCAGTTGGCTGGAATGCAGCCTGGGCTGATACCGGGCGACGTGCTGATTGCGGCAAGCGGGCTCAAGGACAAGGACATGCTGCTGCAGCGCATGCAAGCGCACCAGCAACAGGCGGGGCAGACCCAGCAGCAGGCCGCGCAACTCGCCCAGCAGCATGCCCAGGCGGATATCCAGGGCAAGCAGGCCAAGGCGGCAGCGGACATGGCACTGGCCCAGGAGCGCCGCGTCAACGCCGCACACCAGGTGCATAGCATCCACAGCGATTTCAGCGCGCCACCCTACGGCCAGCCGCACGTCGCACCGGACAACCCGCCGGGTGTGCAGGGGATGCGGCAGCCACCCGATCCTGAGCAGATGTCGCTGGAGATGGCATTGGCGCATCAGCATGCGGACCTGGCCAAGAAGGCCGCTGACATTCGCGCCACGCACACGCAGACGGCACTGACCGCAGCCAAGATCCCGCAGACGCATCACCAGACGATGAACACGCTGGTGCAGACGAACCGCCTTGCCCAGACGCCGATCCCACAACCCGGAGCCGCGCCATGATCCGCGTCCTCGCCGTGCTGCTGATGCTGCCTGCCGTGGGGCTGGCGCAGGCCCTCAGCTACGCCGACCGCTCGGGCACTATCACCACGGGTGGGAGCGCCCAGGTGGCCATACCGGCGTGGAGTGGCCGGCATGGATGTATGATCCAGAACCAGAGCGCTGGCAGCCTGTGGGTGTCGGAGACGGCGACGGCGATTGCCGGGCCGCCCTCAGTCCTGGTGCCGGCCGGGCAGCAATTCCTCTGCATGTCCCCGGCGTCCGGCCAAGCTTATTCCATCATCGGCGCCACCACGGCGCAGGCGTTCGCGGCGCGTGAGTGGTGATCAGACGACGCTCATTGCTGCTGGCTGGGGTTGCGCTGCCGGTAGCGGCGCGTGGCCAATGCGTCACCGATATGCCCGCTGTGGATGCGTGTCGTGGCGGGGTGCGGGTTTCCGGCCCTGTGCCCTCGCTGGACCTGTCGTTCACCACCGGCACGCTCGATCCGCGCATCACCTTCACCCGCGCGAGCGTCGGCACGTATTTCGATGCGGCGGGCGTGATGCAGACCGCAGCCGGCGGCGCACCGCGCTTCGACTACGATCCGGTCACGCATGCGGCGCGCGGGTTGCTGATCGAGGAAGCGCGGACAAACCTGCTGCTGAACAGCGCAGTCCTGACTACTCAGAGCGTCACGGTGCCGGCCTCCGCCCAGGCGCTCTCATTCTACGGCACTGGGACAATCACACTGTCAGGGGTGTTTGTAGGGTCGCTCGTTGGCGTTGGGCCATTTCCGGCACGGGCATCGCTGATTTTTACGCCGACCGCCGGGACGCTGACATTGACGGTCACAGGGTCCGTGTTGAACGCGCAGCTCGAGTGATCTCATGATGAACCGTTGCATGGCATTTCCGGCAAAGGGTTTGCAGGTTACTCAGCGCGTCGTTGCGAGAGCGACGGTCTCCGCTCCGTCTACCACCGCTGCCGTCGCGGTGATGGACAGCAAGATCGTCATCAGTTCCACATCTTTGACATCTGAAGTGATCCCGCTCCAGCGCCTTTTGTCGGTTACCGCCGAAGTGGAAGTTGTCGCGCGCCTTGCGAAGGTAGCCGTCAAGCCGCTCCTTCGGCATACGCGCCATACTGAGCCGTATGATTTCCGATCGCTGTTTCGTGGTGCAGCCGGGGCAGCGCGTCTCTGGGCCGCTGTGGTAGACGTAATCAGCCTGACAGTCGGCGCATTGGTAGATTGCTCCAACAACGCGGGCGTCGGCCTTACGTCGATACCCAGCCATACGCTCTTTGTTGTCCCTGGCGCGGACGACGGGAATGCACGCGATGCACGCTTTCTGGCTTTGGCTCGTGGGTTTGTAGGTAACGCCGCATTCTTCGCAGACTCGCTCACGAAAGCCAGTTTTGGTCTCCCCATGAGCCGCCAGCGCGCAGGGAACGCATCGTTTGGTATTGGGAGACTTCTTTATCACCAGTTCGCCGCAGCCGGGACAGATGATGGTTCCGTAAGATCGCGTTGCCATGGGCCATCTTACGCCGGAGGGTGAGGAATTGTCTAGCTTCATTACGAGTTATATCCCAACCACCGCTGCTGCGGTAACGCGGGCGGCGGATGTGGCAACGATGCCGACAGCGGCGTGGTTCAATACGGCGGCCGGCACGCTGGTAGCGGATGGCATCATGTCACAAATCAACACTACCTTCAGTTTCGATATTTGCGGCTTCGACGATGCTACAATCAGCAACTGCTACATTGTGCGGAATGCTGGGGGCGGCAGGACCCTTTCCGCATTGCAAGTAAGCGGCGGCACAGTAGCGGCGCAACCAGCCACCGCCGAGTTATTCACGGTTGGTGTGCCGTTCAAAGCTGCGATGACCTACAATGCCGGCACAATTACCGCGCTGCTCAACGGCGGCAGCCTCGCAACCGCTGCGCCTGGCGCTGCACCGGCGTTACTAACACGCCTTAATCTTAGCGCGTTGCGCGCTCAACCGCAGAACGGTTGGAAATCCCGCATCCGCTACTGGCCCCGCGCGCTGTCCGCCGCCGAGCTGCAGCAGGTGACGACGTAAGGCGGTCAGCAGTCGGCCAGGTACTCGTGGAAATAGCCGGCCCAAGCCAAGGACACGACTATGGCTAACGAAGCACTCGACAGCTTCCTTGCGTCCGAGACGCAGGCAGCACCGCCCGAACCCGTGCCACGCGAGGCCCCAGAGCCACGCCAGGAGGCGCCGGAACCGAAGGCTGAGGCTACCAGGCAGCCGGAGTCCAAGGCCGCTGAGAAGCCGCCTGAGGACGACGCAGAGCCGCCGCAACCGCTGGACGGCGAGCCGGTCATCCCGCGCCGTGCCTACGAGGACGAGCGACGGAAGCGCCAAGATTGGAAAGAGAAGGCGGCACGGCTCGAAGGCGAGTTGGCGGCCTACAAACGCCAGCAGGAGGAGGCTCGCCAACCACCGCCTGAGCAGATGCCACCGCTGCAGCCGATCGACCCGGCGCAAGACCCGGTGGGGTTCACCGCGCGCATCCAACAGGTGCTGCTCAACGAGCGGCTGAACAACAGCGAGGAGCGGCTGCGCGAGAAAATCGGCGACGACAAGCTCAACGAGTACGTCGGCGAGTTCAAGGAGATGGCGCAGCGCGATCAAACGCTGTTCGGCAAGTTGTACAGCCAGACCAACCCATACGGTTGGATGGTGCGCGAGGTGGACCGGCTGCGGCATCTGCGTGAGGTCGGCGACGACCCGTCCGCGTACCGCGCCAAGATCGAGGCCGAAGCACGTGCGCGCTGGGAGGCTGAAGCGAAAGCCGCACCTCCACCGCCATCACCCGCCGCCGGCATGCAGCCGTCACTCGCCACCGCGCGCAGCGTCGCAGGACGCACCGCAGGCAACTGGACCGGTGAGCCGTCGTTGGAGGACGTGCTGGCGCCGGTGCAGAACCGAAAGAAGCAGAACGGGGTCGGGACGGTGCGGTTCTAGGAATGGCGAGCGAACGTGCCGTGGAGGCGGTTTGCGGCTTCGACTCGGATGGCGGTTGCTTCCTCAATGGTGTCGAACAGGCCCAGGTGCATAATCTTCCGATTGACGGTGATATGCGCCAGCCATTTCTGCGCCCGCTTTGACCATGAGACACCCTTAACACCCGATGTGTTATTCCGGCGCAACCCTCGGTTAAGGCAGTTCTGATAATTGGTGGCCAGTCGAATGTTGACGATCCGATTGTCCAGGCTATCGCCGTTGATGTGATCAACCTGCCGGTCAGGCCATTCGCCGTAGACATACAACCAAGCGAGCCGATGGGCACGATAGACCCGCTTCTGAACCCCGATGGCTATGTATTCCCGGTCGTAGATGCCGCGACTGGTGGTGCCGATACCGATGACAACGTAGTCATTGCCTGTGGCACGGGTTCGCATCTTGGTGCCGGCCAGCATCCCGGCCCGCCAATGGTCGATGCCTTCGCTCCACCGGAACAGGCCTGTGTCTGGGTCGTAGTGGAGGATTGAGCGGAGTTGCTCGGCCGTCAGGCCTACGTCAATAAAGGGCTTAGCCACGATCTGCTCCTATAAGCAGTGATTGGTTAGAGGCCCGGGGACCGCCGCCAAGCGGCCCGGGTCTCGTTCTGTATACCACACAGTTCGCGGGACTTGCAGGCGTAATCGCCTCGTTTCGCCACGTTCCACGCTGCCGCCGGGCGGGACCGCAAGGGTCCAGAACGGGCGTGAGTGGCTGCCGCCGAGCATACGGGCGCGATCAAGCAGAAGGAGAGAATAGCCCAGTATAGGAGTGCGTGTCATCGCTGACATGAATGTAACGGCCGCAAGACC